ATATCCCCAGGACGTAATCCACCAGTGAGACTATCCATCCCATCTACTAAAAAATTTGAATCTCCTGCAGTTATAGTCCCTTGAACTGAAAGTGTTCCACTTGTTGTAGTTCGAGTTGTAACATGTTGTGGTAAGACAACAAAAAATGGTTTAAGTCGTCCTCTTTTTTCAAGCAAAAAGTTGTAAATTGGTTCAAACTGGTCGCGAGTCATAGGGTTATATGTAATACCTATACTCCAATGATGACCAACTATTGATCTTGTAGTTACACGACCGCTGTTTGTTCTTGAAAATGATACAGGTTGATTTGCAGTAAATTTAACCGACGCAAAGCCTGGCCCTTCTGTGTAACTTGTTGCGTGTCCTTCTCCTGCTTCACTGATTCCCCAGTTTGGGTCAGGTAATCGATTTGTAAATGCACTAAATGCCATTAGCCTCCACCTCCATAAACTGTAGGATCAACTGTTTCTAAAAAACCTTCTCCATTGTCGTTTGCTGCTTGTCTGATCATTGCTATGATATTTCCTTGTTGTTCGTTGAGCATATTTTGTACGCTTGCTCCATCTACTGCGCTAATATTAAAGTTGATGTTTTGTGCTTGTCCGCCTAGAGCAAAGTTTGGAGTTATATCTACTGGAGAACTTGGAGATATTACTTCTGGTCCTCTTTCTCCAACAACGATTCCGTCTGCTCCATTTGCATAACCTTTTCTTCCCATTGCTCCGCCAGGTGTAAAGTTATTTGCATTAGATCCTACTCCTCTACTTCCTCGCAAGTATGCAAGTTCTCCTGCTGAAGCATTTCCTGCAACATCTACTGAATTTCCTCTTTTTCCGATTGATAATGCAGTATTTGATGCTGCTTCTATATTTTGTGCTCCGCCAGCGTATTGTGTCTTTGAAATAATAGCTAATTGAGCCGCACCAAGTGCTCCAATCATTGCTGCTAATGCTGTTGCGGTGAATCCATCGAAGTCAGAATACGCTTTCATCATACCTGAAGCTGTATTCATAACAACCTGAGCCATTTGTAGTTTTTTGTTTGTGTTAAATGCTTTTCTTGCTATTGCGTCTTTCTTTTTCTCCATAGCTGTTATTTTTGCTACAGACGCTGCTGATTTTCCGTCTCTTTTCTTTTCAGCTTCAATTTGTTTATCTATCTCTGCAATTTGTGCTTTTGAGTTTGCTGCTACAATTGAAGATACTGCTCCTATTGCTTGGCTTACTGCTGCGAGTTTTACGGAAGTTTCTTCTCCTTTAGTTCCAATTACTCCAATAGAGTCTGCAATTAGTAATGCACCGCTAGCCATTGCATTCACAGCTTCTCCTTCTGGTCCAAGTTTAGCTAAATCTTCTGTTAGTGGTTTTATAATTCCTTGTAGTGCTTTTACTTTTTCAGCTGTAGAAGAAGTATCATCAAGGTTACCCATAGCTCCTACTGATCCCATTCTTTCTAAAAGAGTTCCTGATTGTCCTGCATTTGCTTTTAATGCTTTTTGCTCTGCGTCAGTTTTTGCATCAGCTAGTGCTTTTGTATTGTCTAGACCTATTAATTTCTGGTCTCTTAAGTCTTTATGGATACCTAATATTCTGTCTTTCTCTGATTTAGTTAAAGACTTATCCATTTCTAGTTTTGCTTCTAATAAATCAAATTCTAAACCTATTATTTCTTCTTTCATTACTGCTTCTGCGTTTGCGGCTGCAAAACGAGCTGCGACCATATCTTCAGATCTCTTAGCTTCTTGTTCTGAAGTTAATTCGAAATTACCTGTTTTTCTAAGTGTTATGGCTTTTAGACGAGCTTCTTCTAATTGTTCTGCTAGTTTTAAACTAGATTTTGTATTTGCAATTTCAGCATTTAAAAGTTTGGTTTGTGTTGCTGTTTCTCTTACTTGATCTGCTACGGCTCTCCATTTATCTTTAAAGTCACTAATAGCATTTCCTGGTTTGTCGTCTTTAAAACTTGCTGCTATCTCTTCTAATGTATAGCCATATTGTTCCATGACTGCTAAATCTTCTTTTTCAACTATTCCTGCTAGTATTGTTGATGCGTCGTCTCCTGCTTTCATTTTAATATCGGCAACTTTATTACCGATTTGATCAAAAATATCTGCAATTTTATCGTATTGATTTTTATTTGCAAATCCTGCATTTAGTTTTGATATAAGTTTTCCTGCTTCGCTAAAATCTTTGCCCATTTCTTGTACGCTAGCATTTAACCCTCCTGTTGCGTCATTTACTCGCTCAATACGTGCTTCATATCTAGCTAATATTTGATCGAGTGTAAATAGAGGATTGCCTTTACCATCTGTTGCTATTCTATCATCTAGAACAGAATTTAGTATTCCGCCTGGAAACTCTTTCTGTAGAGCTTTTGCAAATATACTACTTTGATTTGCTAGTGCTATATAACCGCTTTCTGTCCTCTCTACTACTTCTGCCATGTCAAAGAATTTTATGTCTTCTTCATCTGGAAGCATATCGTTCATTGTGTTCTTTACTAACTCTGCTACTTTCTGTAGGGCTATAAAAACTGGCATTACAGAAAGTATTTTCTTAGTTAAACTAACTACTCCATCTGCTGCTTCGTAAAAAGACTCTGCTAAAAGTCTCATTGCATAGCTTCTTTGTGTAATTTCTTCGCTTTCTATTGCTGATAATAATTCTGTTGATGTTGCTGCTAGTTCATCAGAAGCTCCTGCGGTTACTTTTAAAGTGTTTGCTAATTCTAGCCCTTCGATTGCGGCGTCCGAAACATTGTTTTTAAATTCTTTAAAATCTCCTGCAACTCTTTCATTTGTTTTTTCTAATTGTTGTAGTTTATCATTTAGAGTTTCTGTAACTCTTTCAAAGTCTTCAAGTGCTTTTGTCAGTTCTTCAGATCTTGCTGTTATTTTTTGAAATACTCCAAAAAGCATACTTCCTACAAAGATAAGTTGTCCAATAAAAGGTATAGCATTTAATAATGCAGCTCCAAAGAATTTTGCGCTTGTTCCTGCTGATCTAAGTGCGAAACTAGCAGCTGCTCCAAAGCTTTTAAACTTTCTTTGACCTGATTTTCCTATTAAATTACCTGATCTTTTTTCAAGTACTAACATTTTCTTTTTTAAAATATCTGCTTGTTTTCCTGCTTCTTTAAATCCTTTAAATCCGCTTGTGCCTCCAATAGCAACCATTCCTGAACCAACAGATCTATTTACGCTAGCTCTTGCAGATTCTACTCCTGCTTGTTGGCTAAAACCGCCTCGCCTGCCTTCTGCAGCTTGTAGCTGTTCTATTTCTCTTCTTAAAGCTTTTACGTCGTTTAATTCTTGTTGTTTTTGTTCGTGGTTTTTAACAGCGTTATTGTCTAAGTTATTTTGTCTTACTTTTTCTGATTTTGTTAATGCACTTAAAGCTTTTTGATATTCTTTTGCTGAAACTGTCTCTCCTTTTAGTAGTCTTTGTCTTACATCTTGAACACCTTTTCCACCGCCTTTTTGAGCCATAACAGCTTTTCTTGCTGCCTCTACTCTTATATTAGCTGCTCTTTCTTCTTCTAGTGCAGCGGCTCTTGCTGTTTGAGCCACTTCCATGTTTTTCTTTCCTAACGATGTTAAAGCAGGAAACATAGTGCTTACAATAGTACTTGCGAAAAGTACAAGCACACCTAATAAAGCCCCCTGGTTTTGTGCTAGTAAACTAATTAATGGACTGACAAAAGTATTTATCATTGACATCCCAGTTTTTGTTAAATCTGCAAAAGAGGCTGCAAGCTGATCATATGAATTTGGATCAACTGCTTCAGTTAGTTCGCCATACTTTAATGCTCCTTGTTCAATAGTTGCATTAAGAAAAGCTTGTCTTCTTTCAAAATCTGTTAATTCTGATCCTGCTTTTCCTATAGAAGCTCCATAAGCTTCGGTAGCTGAATCTAATCTTACAAGAATACCTAATTCATCCAAAATTTCAGGTTCAAGTTTTGCTACCCCTCGGAATAGCCTATCTACAGAATCCCCTAAGTTTCTTCCAAGAGCAATAGAAGCATTTCTTGCTACCTCTCCTAATTCTTTTATTTGACTAGTATTAAAACCAGATGTAATTGCAATTGAACTTGCACGAAGTGAATCTTCTAAGGATAGAGCGTTATCTGTTATATCTCGTAAATTATCTGCAATCAACATTGAAGTTCTTCCAGATGCATTTGCTAAAAATCCGAAACCTTGAATAAGAGTGTCTACCTGAGCTGCTTGTCTGAGAGCATTAAAAGCTGCAGTTGCGGCAAAGACGTTAGCGGCTAATGTAGCATATGCGCCAACAAGCCCGCTAGAGCCACTGCCGATTGTTTGTGAAAGTTTGGAAAAGTTTTTTGTGCCATTTGCTGTTTGAATTAAACCTTGTTTTTGGCGACCATAGTTATCCTCTTGCTGTTTTGTCAAGTTTTTCGTGGACTTCGATGTTTTATCTATATTTTGTTGTAATTGTTTTTGTTTTGTCTGAACGACTTCAAACCCTTTCGAGGTTGCAACTACTTCAAATACTACTTTATTCGCCATTTATTTTCTTTTCATTCGGTCATACTCAGCTTTTAATCTTTTCTGAGATGCTTCGATTGCTCTACTGTCTAACCACAGTAATGTGTCAAATACAAAATCTTTTTGATGTTCTTCAATTCCATAATTTTCTAGTAAAAATTTGAAATTAGTATAATCTTTTCCTATAAATCCTACGTCAGGGAATATTCTATCCCCCATACTATGATAGATGTTAACGCAAGTTACTACTAACTCTGGAAAATCCTCCCAATCAGGAGGGCATTTATCCCAGTCAGGTTCTTCATTCATTTGATCCATCATTTCAAGATATTGGTCTTTTGTCATACCAACATCTTGATTATCTAAAAATAGCTTAAGCTTCTTTCTTAGTTTTTCCTTGTTCTTCGCTGCGAAAATTCTCTAAGTCAAAGACTACCTCATTGAGCCAGTTATCAAATTCTGTTGAATTTTCTACTAATACTTGAGCGTTTGCTTCTGTAAATTCCATCTGTGCTGAAGGATCTTGATCTTTTAAGTCAACAAGTAATAAGTCTTGTAAAAACTCTAATTTTAAGCCTTTCCAGTTTTTAACTGTTGCTCGTGTAAACTCAATAACAAATTTTTCATCATTGAGTTCGTCTTCAAATTGACGAGTTTTACGATTAAATTTGTTAATTGTACATTTTTTACGTAAGTTTGTTAGTTCTTTTCTTGATAGATTTGCAAGTTCAACTTCAAATCCATTTAACCCTGGGAATTCTACCCAAGTGGTTTTACTATCTACTAGTAATGATTTTAATTCCATGTTGTTATATTCTCCTAATATGTTATAACGGTTGATAAGTTTGCAGGATTGCCTATCAAACGATAGTCAAAAGCCTGCGTAAATACGTCTGTGATATCGGTTCTTTTAGTAAACATACAGTTTGCTAAATTTGCATCTAAAAAGGTGCTACCGTTTACGACTGTCTTAACACGGACTGTTGTGTCAGTGTTAAAACTTTGCACTGTACTTGAGTTATTACTAGTAACATATTGAACTATGTTTCCAGAAACGACTCTTCTTCCGAGAGTAAATCCAGAAGGGTACATTGCGTTTGAAGCATTTGTAACTGAAAGACTGCTATGTAATGTTTCGTAAGGTGTCCATTCTATTTCATTTTGAACACTTAATGTAGCAGATATAATGTTTGAAACATCTGATCCGCCAACTTCCACATCAATAAGCGATAAGGTGGGAGTTCTTGTCGAACTAGCACTCACCAGTGAACCTGGGAGTGAATAAGAAGCATTTCCTACTCTTTCTAACTTTTGTGCCTGTCCTGAAACAGTTAAAGTTAGTGCTGAACCTTTTGATAAATTGAAATCTCCATTTGTTATTACACATTCATTCAATTTAAAAGTGCTTTCACTAGATACTATATAAAGGTCAAAACTATTAATTCTTGTTTGTCCTTCTGTTGCATCATAGTCTGTTAAAAGACTTTTTACTATTGTTTCATCTTTTTCTGTTGTTAATGAAACAGTAAAACTAAAGTCCGCAGGATTAGCTTTTGTTATGCTTGTTCCTTGAAACATCTTTGTTTGATCGTGCAAAGTCTTTACTTCGTATGCATCTTCCGCAAATGTTTGTGAGAACGATACGTCAGGAGTCGTTTTTAATAAGTAACGACTCCCTCCGTATACGAGGTGTACATTACTTTCTTTAAGAAAGTTGTACGCTGTCATTGTTATACGCCTAAACTATGATTAGTTGCGTATTGTGAATCTGAGTGAGTTGTTGAACCCTTATATTTCACAGTCATTTCATTACCTACTAATAAGGTTTCTCCATGAGCTGCAAACTCTACAGTTGTAGAAATCAAATCCGCAGTTTCAATTGTTGGCACAGTTAAATGTGCTCTTGGTATATCAAACTCTACTACTGGTGTAGCGGTTGAAGCTCCACCCATAAATAAACTCATATCAAATGAGTTAGTTACAAGGTCGGTTGCTCCCGCTAAGTCAGTAAGTAATGTGTTTGATCCGTTGTTTTTTGTATCCAAATAACAAGTTAAAGAACCAGTAATTTGTCTAGCACCTGTGAAAGAACCAATCGGTTTATCCACAAGACCTAAAGTTTCTGGAGTTACATAAGTAACATTATTAGCGATAGTAATTGAACCACCAGTAATATTGATATCATATGTTGTTGCATCTAATCCATTAGAAGCTGCTCCACCACCTTGTGCTAAACAGGATAGAGTTAATGTTGACAATTTGTTTCTTAAATAATCAGCATCATCTGGTCCTACACAGTCAGCATAGTTGTAACCTTCTACATAAGTAGCAGTGTTTCCACCGTCACCTGCAAATCCAGCTGCTCCGCCACTTACTTCATCTGGATTCATAGTCCCAGCATTATTAAAAGCACCATACTTGGAAGGATCTTCTAAGAATGTTGTTACTTGGTCAATAGTTGTAGCATTTCCAGACCATGTTAACTGAGCAATTCCATCAATAGAAAAGTCAATTTCACACTGGTTTACTTGAGCTTCATTCAATCTGTAAGTTGTATTTTCAAGAACAAAGAATATTGAAAGTTTCAATAATTCATGATGCTCTGATCTTTCAAAGCTGATATCTGCATCTGTTCCATCAATAGTAAGAGCTGATGCTGAAGTACCGCTTAGAGCTCCTTCTGCAATATCCTTACCTGCTATAGAAGCCCACAGTATGTTTTCAACCATATCATGGTCTCCACTTGTTCTCCAACTGTTAGTACCATGTTTGAAAGGTCTTACATAAGTTCCGAAAGACCATTCTGCTGGTGGTAGAGAATCATTGAAACGTTTTGATCCACGATTCGGTGTAGCACCTGCTTCGTTAATCTGAACATCAGTAGACTCACTTCCTTGTGAAAAACTATATCCATCTAGTACACCTACTCTGAAAGTATTAGCGTCTGCGCCATTACCTTTGAATAGTCCTGTACCAGGTCTTGAGTTATCTGTTGTTGTTGTGCCTGTGACTCCGTTTGCTTTTATTACAAAACCAGTTCCACTTCCAGTTGTTGCGGATTGTGTACAATTATCATTATCTGATAATGCATGTCCACGGAAGTTATTTGGAACGTATACTTCTGTAACTGCTCCAGAGCTAACTGCCTTTACAATAACTTTTACTTGATCATTACATGTGATAATATCACCGACAGCGTGTCCGCTACCTCCTGTAATTGTATCAAAAGATACTGCGCAACCACCTGCTGTGTGCACTCCATTCACAGAGCTGACAAATACCTTGGTATTTCTCGATAAATTTAAAGCCATTTTGCTTTCTCCGTTTTATAATGGAAAGGGGTGCGGCGACATTTTTATGTGCCTTACCTGTTTCCTAATAACGTACTCTGAGTGTCATTTCTCCAATTCCTAAAGGAGCAATTACTCCCTCATCAGTACTTATACTTCCTATTGTTAAAGAAGTAGTACTTAGACTTGGACTGACCGTGTCATCGTACACTAAACTATCATTATCATCTATGACTCTTTCGATATCTTCGAGTAATAATGCTAGAGTTTCTTGAACATCGTTATTATCATTAACATATGCTCTTATTGTTATATCTAACAATCTCCATTTGAATTGATCGGGTAAATATTCCCTAAATTCGTCTCCTGCTACTACGCAGAGACTTGGATATTGTTCTATTTCATCTAAAAATTTTAAACGTCCTGCTACATTGTCAAAAACGTTTGAATTGTATGGGTGATTTCCATCTATCCCTTTTAATTTGTCCACAATGGCGTCTATAACTTTTTTTCGTTTTGTTCTACTTACCATTATATTCTCCTAAGAGTAAATTTTGTCTTTAGTTGTTGTGCCGCTAATTCTCTTATACTTCTTTCTATTAAAGGTCTTGGATCATATCCTGCAGGATACTGTCTCCCTTGTTCAAATACTTTGTATCTATCATCATATGTATAGTCCATATGAAATTGATCTCCTTTAGGCATTACATTTACAAGTTGTACTGATTCTGCAAATCTTCCTGTTTGATTTTCTAAAGCAGGTCTGCCCATATTGCTTTGTACTTCTTTTGTAAGTCTTGTTTGTACAAAAGCTCTTGTTTCCATTGCTTTTCTTAAAAGCTCGTTATCTCCACCATCTCTTGTTCGTTTTCTACCAGGTGAAGGAATTTCACTAGTTAGTACAATTCCTTTAAATGTTCTTCTTTTCTTTTGTAGTTTTTCGCTATCGCTAACTTTTACTTTCTTTTTAGACTTAGCTTGTTTTGTATAAGAAGATAAATTTTTAGCGAGGCCTGCTTTGTATATTCCTCGCATAACTTGATTATTAAAAATCATTTGGTATCCAAGTTCTTCTATACTAGCAGATCTTTTTCTTGAAGCTGCTGTTTTAGGGTCGTCGTACTCTTTTTTTAGTTTTTCTGTTGCTCGCTTTAAAAAAGCACTAATATCACTACCAATTCTTGCCTCTTGTTTACCACCTTTTTCCTCTTGGTTTTTAACAGAATCTTCTAAACTTGATCTGACAACAAAATTATCAGATAAGTGTAATTTTCCTCCAGAATCTATAATATCTTGAAAATGCTCTAACTCTAAGTTGTGAGGAGTTTCAACTGTTTGTTCAAATTCTTGTAAAAGTTCCTTTTTTAAATCTCCTATTTCACTATCTGCTCCTTGGAGAGTTCCTCGTACACTTGCTGCTTTACCTGCCGCAACTGCATCTTCGTGTCCAATATCTACAATATTCCAGTACGTTCCTGCTGTTTTACTTGTTTTAGTAAAAATATTTCCTTCTTCTTTTTTACCAAATATCTCAGGAAATTGTTCTGCTGTTGGATTTACAACATCTCTTTTAAATTTTCTAAGTGCTTCAAATAAATTTGTTTTCTTTCCTGTTGAACCTCTAAATTTTGGATCTATAACTCTTGCTAAAACTTCTACTCCATCACTAACTTTTTTTACTTCAAATATTACATTTTTTGATTTAGGCTTAGCGCTAAAATACTTCATTCCTCCGTCTACTACTCTGTTTGCAAATTCTTTTATTTTCGAACTGTCCGCATCAGGAGCTCGTAACTTTATTTCTGATTGAAGTTCTTTTGCTTTTATAGTAAATAACTGAGTTTCTTCATTCATCAAATCTCGAAATTCATCGTCAGCACCTGATCCTTTACCACCCCCAGCTTTTGTTTTCTTAAAGAAGAATATTTGTACTAGTTCTTCTAATTCTTCCTTTAAATTTTTTATTGCCATTACTTATGAACTTTATAAAAATCTAGTATCCTTTTTATATGGTCTGGGAATCCTATATTTTCTCTCAGACTTGTAGATACAGAGTTCTGTATCGAAGCTCCAGCAATAGAAAGTCTATCTTTTCTTTCGTCTTTCAAATAATATTTTACTAAATCAAAACATGCCAGTTTTAAATCTTCGGGTGTCGAAGCATAACCTGACCTATATGTAACTTTAACTGCAGCTCTTCCTTTTGGAAAAGCTTTATCTGCAGTTGCAGTTGTTCTATAAATAGTATCTAGTTCAGTGTCTACTACGTATTCGTACTTACCACTAGAATCTGAGTTACCAGTTATTAGAGTTGTATAAGAGTCATCTTGTCCTGTTCTTTCTGCTACCAGAGAGACGCTGACAAGTGGGCTTTCATCCACTAAAATAGCATTTGTATAATCATCACGAATATCAAAATACTCTGTTTTATCTGTTGAATAATAATCAACAAATGACGTGCCACAGTAAGTTTTTACTGCTTGACTTATGGCTGGCACTATAACATTGATTTTCGCAT